AAAAGGGAGGTACCAAGGGTTCATATACATCATCACAGAACTGGATACAGGTAAAAAGTATCTCGGTAAAAAGAACTTTTGGCGCCCTAAGGTATTACCAAAAAATTCAAAAAGAACTAGGCGAGTACGAACCAAAGTCCCAAGCGACTGGCGAGAGTATTATGGATCTAGTAAGGAACTCTCCCTACTCGTTGAACAACGAGGGCCAGATAATTACAAAAGAGAAATTATAAGGCTTTGTCACACCAAAGGGGAAATGTCATACTTCGAAGCCAAGGCTCAGTTTGACAACGATGTGCTTATATCGGATGAATGGTATAATCAGTTTATAGGCTGTAAAATCCACGCTAGACATCTCCCTCCGTGGTTAAATAAATCAAAATAAAATCATAAGTTACTGTTTTTATTCAAAATAAAAATGACGATTTCGCTTGACATTTACCAAATTATCTGATATATTCTATGTATAAGATGAGAAATGAAAAGAGAGAGATAAATCCATGAATAAAGTTAATTACGTAACTAGTGAGAACGGCTTAATCAAAATGTTCACCAATCGGACGAATTTGGTTGGCTTTGCTAAAACTGCAAAAATGATTGCGTATGTTCTGCAGACAAGAGGTTTAGCAGATAAAGTCTTTATGGGTCCGATGAATGAAGATATGGCTGATATGTGGCTCGAAGGAAGATTGCTGGCACTAAAAAAAGTTTAAATTAAATGAATTTAGTGCTTGACATTCTGGATATTCCTGCTATACTATAAAGACAATAAAGAGAGAGGTTGTTATGGAAATCAAAGAAATTGTAAATGTGTTGACAGATTTCATCTCGTATGTGGATGACTTTTACAATGCTAAGAGTGGTATTTACCCTATCAAGGGTATGACTGATAAAATGGTTCTGAATGCTGTTCAAAAGCATATCGCAAACCCAGCTACGGACTTTGCGGCTGACACTTTTGACAGAGAAAAAGTTCGCGACATTATTCTTACCGACAACAATCTGCTATTTGGAGACTTTTAATTATGGAATATACTTACTTGAAAACAAAGGTCAAAGTTATCGCTATGTCAGAATTGATTGCTTTGCAAAACGCTTATATCGAAGCTGAAAAGAATAACCAAGAATGGCTTATGCAGTCAATGGCAAAAGTGTTCGATGATATCGATATTGGTAAAATTCTAATACGAGAGGATGCATAATGGGATTACATATTGAAATTTATAAAAATGGTAAGTGGGACTGCACCAACGGTGGTGTAACATCAAAAGATATTCAAGGTCTTTGTATTACAAACTGTGATGGTCCATTTGACCCTTGTGATGCTTATCCTGCCGCTGAATTGGTTTCTCGTAAGATTGGCTCTAGAACGATTGTCAATATTGTTCCTACTGCCGAGATTGAAAAGAAGTCTTGGACTATGTTTGGTGGTCATTACGGCGCCACATCAGACAGTCGCTTCTCAGAAAAGATAGAACAATTGCTAGGTTCTATTTTTTATGGTGCCGTACCCATTCATGACCGCGTGGAGTAATATAGATAATGATAGGTAATAGTGTAAAACTAAAAGGTAGATCTCGACACGGCAAAAACCGTATCAATCAATTTGGTGATTCATTCACCATAGTTGATATTCGTCCACATATTGCTACAACGGCACACCGCGAATGCATTGGACCATTCGCTTGGCTTAATTGTGCCCAACCAAACTTACTAGCGGGCAGTCGTTGGATTGCCCTCAGTGGTGATGACCCAGACTTTGAGGTAGTTAAATGATTTTAGTAGATTTCAACGGCATAGCAATTGCAACTGTCGTTATTAATAAAGTGATTGATGAAGAAATGATTCGTCACATGATTCTGAATTCACTCAGAATGTATAACTTAAAATTTAGAAAAGAATATGGTGAGATGATTCTATGTTGCGATTCCAGAAATAACTGGCGCCGCGAGTATTACCCACAATATAAAGCTGGTCGCAGAAAAGGACGTACTCAATCTGATATCGACTGGAATAAAGCATTCGACATTCTAAACAAAGTTCGCAGTGAAATACGCGAAAACTTTCCGTATAAAGTCATTGAAGTCGAAGGATGTGAAGCAGATGATATTATTGGTACACTTGTTGCTAATACCCAAGCATTTGGTCAGTATGAAAACGTAAAGATTGTTTCCGCTGACGGTGACTTCAAGCAACTTCAAGTATATAAAAATGTAAGCCAGTTTTCACCACTTCTTAAAAAAGATGTAGTTGATGCATCACCTAAAGTAAATCTTCGTGAAAAGATTATTAAGGGTGATGCTGGTGACGGTGTGCCGAATGTGTTATCAGATGATAATGTGTTTGTAGAAGGTATTCGCCAAACTCCTGTAACTAAGAAAAAACTTGAGGGTATTATTCAAAAGCTAGAGCATGACGCGGTTATCTACGACACATGGTATCGTAACTTTCAACGTAATCAAACGCTCATAGATCTCAGCTATACTCCAGACCATCTCAAGTCTAAAATAATAAATGAGTATCAAGCACAAAAACCTGCTTCAAATAGAAGTCTGGTGCTTCCATTTCTTATAAATAAAAATATGAAGCAGTTAATTGAATCAGTTGAAGAATTCTTATAAGATGATAAAATATGTATTTGAAGTTTTGCAGGAAGCCGCAAAACAGAAGAAAAAAGAAGATAAGGCTCGTACTCTAAAACAGCACGAATCTTGGGCTCTCAAAGATATTTTGAGAGGAACATTCGACAGCAAAGTTGTATGGAACTTACCGAAAGGTGATGTACCATACGAAGCATCAGGACCAAATAATCATCCATCTAGTCTTTTACGTGAGAATACAAAATTTAAATATTTCGTAAAAGGAATCAAAGAGTGTGATTCTTTGCCTGCATATAAAAGGGAAAAAATATTCCTTGGTATACTTGAAGGTGTACATCCCGAAGAAGCAAAGGTTCTTGTTAATATGATTAATAAGAAACCACCAAAGTCGATTAGTCGAACTGTAGTACAGGAGGCATTTCCTGGTCTATTGCGAGACTAATTATCATCCACATTTTACTTCACTTGCGGGTGTGTGCTACGGCGCATACTCGTTTTTGTTTAAAGGAACTCCGATGCCAATATCTCAAATCGAAAGACTTAAGAACGACCTAAATGAACTAGAAGTATATGCTAGTAAGCTTATTGCTAAAGGTAAAAAAATGGAAGCTAAAAACATTCTTAAGAAAAGAGACTTTATGGTGAGAACGTTAAAATCGACTGGAGTCCAACTATCTACCTAAATCATATAAATAATGGTTGACAACTAATCAAAATTTTAGTATAATAATATTATGAAAACAATAGATGACTTTGATGCGAGGTTAGTATCCAGATTATGAATATATTTATTTTATCAGAAGATCCAGTTACTGCGGCTCAAATGCAGTGCGACAAACATGTTGTAAAAATGATTGTAGAATCAGCGCAAATGTTGTCCACTGCACATAGAGTGCTGGACGGTAAACTCATGCTTAAGCCATCTAAGTCTGGCAAGCGTATGGTCAAGTACTGGTGCCTATTCGAAGGTGCTGATGACCTAGAGGCTGAAATTCTATACTACAAAGCTGTTCACATGGGTCATCCCTGTACTGTTTGGACTACTTTATCTAGTGGTAATTATCGTTGGCATTATGAGCATTTTATTGCCCTTTGTGATGAATATACATACAGATATGGTAAAACACATAAGACAGATTCACTTCTAAGATCTCCATTATGGGCTTTGCCGCGTAATATTAAAAATGGACCTCTAACACCGTTCGCTCTTGCTATGGGGTCTAATCCAGAATGTATGTTTAGTGATGCTGTAAAATCTTATCGGTCATACTATAAGACAAAACAAGCTAGATTTAAAATGGCATGGACTAATCGTAACATTCCAAGCTGGTTTATGGAGAAATGTAATGGATAAAGTTTTCTTACTAGTAATATCTATGTGGGGTAATACTGGTACAGAGTGGGAGTATATTGGAAATCAAATCGTACTTCAAGAACCAATGACTGAAAAGCAATGTCTATATATAATTCAAGATGACAAATGGGCTGCCACATATGAAAATGAATACTACATGATGAA